CAGACCGCGCACCGCCAGAGTGGCAGCACTGTTTGCGGTAGTGAGAGTTTTATCAGCCATGGTCTAACCCCTTATTGAATGTCAATCGATGCAAGCTGGATCTGCTGGATAGATCCGCCATCGGTGTAAAAGAACGTCATACTCGGCGACGTGCGATTAATGCGCGCCGCTGCCCCTGGGTCGGTGATGTTCAGATACCAACCGCGAGTTGCCACCGTGCCCGCAATCGTCTTGCCGGCTGCGGCATTGACTGCTGTAATCTGATCACCCGACAGAGTAATGCCGGCACGGATTGCGCCGAAGTTCAACGCAGCATTGATCGGATCTTGCAGGGCACTTTCGATAGCCGAGTAACCGAATGCGTTGTACGGCACGCTTCCGCTGTTGGCAAGGAACGTCATCAGCGTGTTTTGGAAAGTACCGTTCATCCAGATTTGGTTGAAGTAGGCATCTGCCCACTTGAATACACCGCTGATGGAACCTGGCTGCAGGAACGTGAATTGTTGCGAGGACGTCGCGTACGAGCCATAGAAGTTGTAGCCTTTACCGATCAGCGTATTGGCTACGGTAGCATTCGTTACACCAGTGTACAGACCGCCTTGGGAACGGAACGCAAACGTGCTACGCCCGTTGGTCGCCGAGAAATTCAAAGACGCTGCGGTGCCCATAGCGAACGCGGCCAGCGGGCGCACCATATTTTGCATGGTAACGCCGAGAGACGTGGCCACGGATGCATCGCCGGTAAATGACATCACGCCACCCAATGCCAGCGCCACTACCTGCGAGCCAAAATCGGTAGTATTGCCCTGCACGATGGCATTCGGATCGGTGTCCCATGCGCAGTAAGCGTAACGGCTGTTCTGCTGGCTGGTCCAGGTCGCAAATGCCAGCTTGTCGGCCAACAGAGGTTCGAACAGGGTCATGAACGAAGCCCAGTTCAAGGCCACGTTGACGATGTTCGCCATAGCGGTTGCAGGCGTGTATGCGATGGAGCCTTGAGACAGAACAACACCCGTAGCTGCGGTGAATTTCAGCGCGGTACTGATAGTGCCACTGCCAACCGTGATAGTAGAGGTTGCACCGGTTGTGCCAGAAGTCGCCACGAAGGCTTGGCGTTGTGCATCATAAGTGACGGTTGGACCACCAGTGAACGCGGCGGTGATCAGTGTCGCAGCGTTGCTGAACGACGTTGCAGCGGCCAGGTTGATCGAGGTCGAGGTTTTCACCGTGCCGTCAACGGTGAAGGTCAGCACACCTGGGGTGATCGCTTGCAATTGAGCCAGAGTGACGCCTGCGAACGAACCGGATCGCGCATAGGCGCTCACGGGTGCGGTCGGGTATTGGCTGAACAACAGGTTCCCAGGCTTTTGCGTCGAATTGGTGAAGCCCGCAAAGTAGACCGATGCCATGAGATATTCGTCGGACGACGTGCCAAAGAACGTGCCGACATCAGTAGCAGATGCGAACTGCAGAATGCTACCGATAGGAACCGCCGTGCCATTGGTGAGCATCAGGCCGTTCAGCGCGACAGCAGCGCCGCCCGCTGACAGCACGCTAGGCAAGACGTTTACAAGTTGCGAAGCTGGGATAGTCATTTCTAACACCTTTAGGGTGATGGTGGATATTCTGCGTCAACGCTTACCAGTTCAATCGCCAGAGAATCGGCGCTTTGCTGCGTAACCGTGACGGACGGATTAAATTGTAGCAGAGCAGTAAGTGCCCAACGCTGCTCGTAATTTTCTTCGCCATTGATCAATGGAACTTGTGTCGGGTCGGTGCAATAGAGTGGCGCGCCAACATCCGCGAGCATGTCGCAGCCGTACTGATCGCGCCACATCTGTACGATCTGCGTAGCGTAATCGCTCGACAGCGGGCCATAACAATCGAACTGTACGTTATAGCGCGTCGGAGTCTTCACGGTGCGCATCTGCGTCAGCGTATCGAGCACCGAGTGATTCGTTGACAGCGCCGCTTGCGCGGTCGGCGTGAATTGGATAAATGGTCCAGCCGGCATGGGCACGCTGTTGTCCAGACCGCGCACCACCTCAACACCAGTCGGGAACAGTGACAGCAGGAAGGCGCGGATAGCTACGGCCAGGTCGTCGGAAGTTGGAGTAATCATTGCAGCACCACACCCACGGCGCACCAGCCGCTATCGGTCCACGTTTCAAACGTCGTTACGATCTTCCATGTCGCGTTGGGTCCACCCTTCACACGCGGGAACACCAGCAGATCACCGCCAGTTGCATCAGCGCGTATAGGGCCACCCCAATCGCCATACAGATAGACTTTGCGGATGACGCCTTGGATGTTGAGATCGTTGACATGCTTCAATTCGGTAGAGCTGAGCGCTTGCACTTGGATGCGCCCGGTTGTGTCGGAATAGGTCGGTGTACGGGTGCCGTTCGGCGCAGTGGTGTAGCCGTTGCTACGGCGCAGCGTGCCAGAGATATCGCTGTTTACTGCGGTGATCACACCGCGCACCATGCCGTGTAGGTTGAGACTCATTCTGTGCCCTCGACTTCAACAGGTACATGTTCGCCATCATCCACCTGATACGCAATGCTATTGAGCATATGCCCAGTGTACACGCCGACCTTTGTGCTCGCCGCGCCGGTATCTTCACCCGCAGCCACGCGGCGCGCTGCTTCGCCAACAGTCGCTCCCGTGATTACAAGGTCTGGATCGTCAATGCGCATCTTGCGCAACATCAATGTAACTTTCGACAGTGGCGGTGCAGCCAAGTCAACGAGTGCCTGACTCAACTGCCCGCCGATACCTTCACCCATGAGCGCAAGCGACTTTTCAATGTCGTAATCGTTCAGCTTCAAAATGCGCTCCAACTTCTTACCCCAGCCGTCGGACTTATCAATGATCATGTTGGTGAAGAACGGGCGGGGAGGGGATGTCTTGGTGCCGTAGTTGAGCCAGAAAGCTACCTGAGCAACGTAAGTACCTTCTTCGTCGGGATAGCGGGCATCCTCAAGAAAACCGACGCGCAAGTCGTGCTTACCTTCGATGTTCTTGGCGATCTCCGCAAGCTTTTCTTGCAGCTTTACGCCACCAGAAAGCTTAGTCAAGCTAGCCATTATCGACGCACCCGCAGGACGCCGTAACACATGCTTGGTGGGCGAGCGTAACGCACGGTGCGATACTTCGCCGTGGCATTCCAATATGCGGCACCGAACTGAGTTTGCATCCACCACGCAGCCGTGCCCGGTACTGCCCCCATGTCGAGTTGCGCGGACACAGTGCCTTCGCTGGCGCTCGACACCCGACCAACGCGACCCGCCGCCGCTGATGCATCGGTAGTGGTCGGATCGGCCAGCGCACCTTCGACGGTAAGAACGTGCGCGATGGCGTAGTTGATCAAGTAAGAGCGTTCAGTTACATCAAGCACGCGGGCCATCGGCCCGTTGTTAATGTAGATGGCTGTCACCTCATTGAAGCGTTCTTGTAGTTGCCCAGGGTTGGCCGTAGCCCACGCCGAGAACATAGGGAATCGCGCCAAGAAGGCAGCTTCGTCAAAGGTGACAATGCCGGTGGTCATGATTAACGCTTGCCTTTGCTAGCAACTTTAGGCTTGCCTGCCGCAGCTTCCAGGGCCGCAACGCGGTCAGCACCTTCGACTTGCTTGCGTGGGCCGTTGGTAGCTTGCGCTTCGATCAGCGATTGCTCCAACTTGCGGTCGTCCAGCGGCTGAAGGTTTTCGTCAGGCTTGCGTGGGTCGATACCTTCGAAGCCGGTCTGCTCATCCGACAGTTCTTCGGTCATCGCCAGCACATCTGCCACGCTGGCACTGTCGCCATGCGCATAGATCGATTGGTTGACGAACGCGGCGTGGGATGCGTACTGCGCCTTCACAAACAGCCATTCGTCCTCGTCAACGTTAGTCAGACCTGGCGCACCGGGCACGAGGGCGGTGTTGGTGCCGTTCAGGCTCAGCGAGTTCTGACCATTCAGGCCGTCAACGGTCAGGCCGCAAGGGAGTTTGCACGCTACCAAAATCATTTTGCTCATTTGAATTCTCCACAGAGATTTAAAAACGGCCACCCATACAGGCGTGGCCGGTGTGCGTATTACACGCCCAGCATTTGGGCTACGCCGATGTAGTTGTAGAACACGGTGCCCCACACGCCGCCCGACTTCTTCTCTTTGAAGTGGGAGACATCACGGACCACACCATGCGCGCGCATCTTCTCGCCGAATGCGCATTCGCCGGTCTTCTGGCCGTTGATGGACTCAACGATCAGTTGTACCAGTTCGCCGCTGCCGGTGGAATACTGCGGTGCCGACTTCACTTCCATGTTCGGGTACGTTTTCTTGATCGTATCGTACACGGACATGCCGGTGTTCAGCGTGGCGACGTAGGACAGCGCAACCTCGACAGTCGGGGACATCGCCAACACCATTTTGTCGGTACGCTTCAGGCGACCGTTGCATTGAGCAACTGCTTTGGCGTACAGCTTGTTGATGTCGTTGATGATTTCCAGCTGCGTTGCGTTGTTCAGCCAAGTAAAGCCGCCTGCAGCTTTGGCGTTCGGGCTGATCGGCGAGGACAGGCCCGGATCGTTCAGGATGCCGTAGTTCTGCAGGCCGCTGATGCCGTAGAAGTACGCCTTGTTTTCGAACTGCTGCATGATGGTCGCCGACGCGATGTTCTGGCGGCTTGCCCAGTCGATCTGCGCCAGGCCCATGCGCGCCATTTCCAGATCGCCCCATGTGGTCATGGTTTGATACAGGTATTGCTGGCGTTGCGGCCAGTTCACGTTGGTGCCGACTTGACCGTTGGTGTTGCGGTCGCCGTAGCTCGACACTTCACCGGTGACTTCGACCATGGAGAAGAAGGCAGTTTGGGTGGTCCAGTCGCCTTTCTTGGTTTCACCCATGATGTTCGTCGCTTCGTTCGGTGCCACCAGCACTTCGATCAGCTTCGGATCGACGTAGTTTGTCATGAACGCAGGCACGCCCGAGTTCGACACGGTGACAAGCGCCGGCAGTGCGTCCATGGCCATCTGCGAGTCTTGCGCCAGCTCTGGTGGGATGAAGCCCTGCACCTGGCCGTGCGAAGCGTGGCAGGTGTGGATGCCGTACTTGCGGGCGGCGTGCGCAATGGCGTGCAGTTGTTCCTGCGGGGTCAGTTTGGAAAAGTCCATGGCGTTTAGTCTCCGAAGCCGATTTTAACGAATTCGTTCACCAGCGCTTGCGACAGGATCTTGAAGCGAGTCTCGATCCACGAAGTGCTGTTGAACGCCTGCGCCGACAGGGTGCCAGGCGAGGTGGTCAGGGTGTAAGTACCAGTGCCACCCGTGCCGGTGCCGAACGCCTTGATGTAGGTGTTGGCGGGGATGTTCGCGCCGGTAATCGCATCGCCGACTTTCAGCGGCGCGGCTGGCGCGATGGTGACGGTCATGACGTTGGTTGCGAACGACGCGGTGCCAGCATTGTTGGCAATGATGCCGCCGCTTGCACCGGAGGTCACCGTACCGTCTTGCAGGTTGGCGAACACAGCATTGCCGCGAGTCGCGCCAGACAGCAGATGCTTGGCCCAGAAGTCGCCACGGGTTGCCAGTTCCATCGCCTGCCATGGCAGCAGAGCCATGCCAGATTCGGCGAGATACGTGGTGAACGAACCTTGCTGCTCGTTGTGGACGAAGCCGGAAGGTACGCGGCTCACACCGTCAGCAACCAGGAGCGGGTTGGAGTCGGCGCGTTCTGGGGTATCGCCTGCGGTGATGTAGGTCGCCCAGGCAAAGCGGCCAATCGAACAGCCATTGGCACCGGACAGCAGACCTTGCGGGCCGGCGACGTAGCCGATCCATGGGTTGTTGGTTGCGACCTGACCTTCGGCGGCTGGCGACGAATACAGGTTTACTTGCTTTTGAAAGCCAGTCATGATTAACCCCCGATCTTGGAAGCGTTAGGGAACATGTCCGCGAAGGTCCGGGCACCACCGATAGCGGCGTCCAGTGCGATGCGGGAAGGAGGGGTGCCGGTGGTCTGCGTTGCAGCCTGGCCGCGAACAGCCTTGAACACAGCTTGGTAGCTCGCCGGGTCCACGTCGGTCAGATCCACTTTCATGTGGTCCAGTGCCAGCTTGTACACAGCCGGCGCGCTGTCCTGGGCGATTGCGAGCACGCCGATGACCGGCTGCACATCGATTTCAGCGTTGCGCACTGCCAGCAGTTGGGCACGGGTGGCATCCGTGGCCGCTTTGATCGCGGCGTCCATCGCGGTTTTGTCCACGGTATCTTCCTTCTTTGGTTCGGGTTCAGGGTCTTCGTCCATCGCGCCGCCTGCACACATCGACTGGATCTTCGATGCGACTTCGGGAGCAACGCCCAGCTTGGCCAGCAGCTCAGTGAGCGCAGCCATTGGGTCGTCGTCCATCGCGCCTGGCATTTCAGGGGTTGGGTCGTCGCTGTCGGCGATTGCAGCAACCAGCGGTGCCAAACCTTCCAGGCCCATATCTTCTGCCAAGTGAGGTGTCAGCATCTTGGTTGCTGCATTGACGACAGCCTTTTGCTCTTTCGGCGTTTTCAGGGATTTGCCGACCGCTACCACGGCGTGCAAGTCTCCGATCTGCGCGTCTTGAGCGATCACGGTTGCCGAGTACGCCGAAAGCGCACCAAGCAGCATGACCTGTTTCGCGGTCAGTTTCATTTTTGGAATCTCCAAAAGTTTAGAATCCCCGACGATTACGTCAGGACCTGCGCGTCCTTCTTCAACCAATGCAACGTGGTTGCCGACGATGTTGCGCATAATGCCATCGTATTTTACCCCAGCGTAACTACCTGGCGTCATGTCAGCTTCATAGCTATATGCGCTGGACAGTTGGCGCTGTTGATCCGTTTCGATCCCGGCGATTGCGTCAGCGGTCCACACCGCCAGGCTGTTGCGCAAGTACGGCTCATCAAACACCGCATCCGTGCCGGTGGTCCCGACGATCAATTCCTGCGATGGCTTCTCAGCGGTCACGGAAATGTGCTTGCTCAGGATTGGCAGGTTGTTGAACGTGTGCGCAGCCTTGCGCAGTTCTTCCGGGTCTCGCAGCAGGTAATAGATGCGGTCAGGTTCCAGGCCCAGCACCGCACCGTTCGGGATCTCGCGACCATAGTACGGATTGACAGCAGCCTTGCTGATGTTGGACGACTCGACCTGCATGTGACCGAACTTGTTGACGGTGCGGACAGTCTTCTTGTCCATACCGAGTTGATCGCCCATGAAGCCGTTGGCGTGTGCAGCGGCGGCTTGCTTCTCAGCCTGGGCGCGGGTTGGGTAGCAATGACCTTTGCCGCCCCACCGATAGCCTTTGCCGCCTTCCGGCAGCGTACATTCTACGATTGGCATTTACAGCCCCCAGACTGTAGCGAACCACAGTATTAGTGTTGTCCAGATCCACATGATTTAATCCTCGTCGTCATCGTCATCAAAGCCAGGAATCACTGCACGCGACGTACAGCGACAGTTTGGCTTCTCACCCGGCATTATGTACTCACCGTCAATATAAGCACCTTCGGCAATATCATACGTGAGCTTGTCGCGGCTGGCGCGTACATGCGATTCGCGTGGATGAACACCACCACCACTATGCACCCATACAGCCTTAGTGATCCCAAGCGATAACCTGCGAGCTTTGGTCATCACCGCAGTGGCCTTGTTGTTCTGGTCCTTGGCAATGAACGCAGCACGGCGCTTGGTCATCTCGAACCGCCGTTGTAGGTCATCGCTCAGTTGCTTGAGATCGCGGCCAGCCTGCACGCTGCGCATGATGTCACCCTCAACATCAGTCAGGTACTTCTGCGGAATGGACTTGATCAACGCGACGTTCTCACCGATCACCGAACTGTATGCGTCCCGGACGTCAGGGGAGGGCTTGAACTTCACTGCGAACCCCACGCGCTTAAGCTCGCTCATCATTGCCGCGCTCGACACTGCTTCAGTCTTGTCGGCGAACTTCGTGGCCAGGTTCTCAGCAGCTTCGTTGAATGCTGTCACCCAACGGCGACCGAGCTTGCGCATGGCCGCACGCAGCACACTGGCCGGCGTGGCGTCCTGTGCCATTGCCGGTGGATTCTTTTTGTACTCTGCGCTGATCCAGAAGTTGACGGACTTTGACATTGCCTCGATCAACTTCATGAGCTGCGCGTAGTACTCAGCTTCAACGCCCAGGTTAGGTCGCGTCGGCTTCAGAATTATCGGGTTCTTTCCCGGCGCTCGTAGCTTCGTCATCGTCAGGTGCAGTCAGTAGTGAAAGGTCGATTTCAGGCAGGCCGGTATAGCCGCTGTCCGGGTTGGTTGCCAGCTCAGTGCGCACTTCGGTAGGCTGGATGACACCCATGTCAAAATAAATTTGATCGGTTTCGGCACGGGACTTGCGGCACTGTTCGACCTGCAGCGCGTCAGGTTGCCAGAGGTCCAGGAAGTCGAATTTAATTTCTTCGTCCACCTTACCCCAGTGCGCAATCTGGATGATCTCCAGAACCTTCTGCAGATTAGGGCGGAAGAACTTTTCTTGGCGGTCCTTGATGTAGTCGTACCAAGTGCGGATCTCACCTTCGCTCGACGCGTTCAGGCCGGACGGTGAGATACCGAAGAACACGATGAGAGGGATCGAACTAATGGACGCCATGTGTTCCTGCGATTGCGCCTGCAGCTTATCCAGCGTGCCAAGTGGCACATTGTGCTGGAACATGTCTTCTGTCTCCATGTCCAGCATGTACATGCCTTGATTGTCACGCTGGGCGTTGTACAACTCGGCACGGTTGATAATGTCGTCGCCCGTTTCGCCGGCCAGCACCGCAGACATGTTGGTCTTGAGGCCGGTAATCGAGAAGTTGCGAATCAGGCGGTTCACATGCTGCCGGGTGCTCAGCCAATTCTCAACGTATGGGATGGCGAGCTGAGACATGCTCATACCGCCGAAGTTGTATGCAGGCTTCAGCAGGTCCGGCAGCGGGCGACCGACGAACAGCAGCAGGCGCGATGAATGCACCTTGTTACCCAGTACGTACCACGATTGCGGATTGAAGAAGCTATCGGCCAACGGGTTGTCGGTGCGATAGTCAACTGCGTAGCTGTACATCGCTTCGATCAGCTTGAACTTGCGCAGCTTGCCGAACAACTTAGACGGATGCATGAGCATGGGTGTTGTCAGCTCCTCGCCGTCATGCTGCCCCAGATCCACGAACAACTGTGCGCGTCCGAATATCGAATCTTGGAACGACAGTTGCTCAAACAGCGAACGGATCTGATACCGATCCAAGAGCTGTTCAATCTCCTTGATACGGTCAGTCTTGTCGGCAGTCGAGGTCGATTTGAACTCGATCCATTTGCGCGTCATCGCTTCGGCGGTCTTTTCAGCCATCAGTCGGAACTCAGGCTTTTGCGCAAGCTGTGCGAGCGATGCGAAGCCCAGGAAGCCTTCATACGACTGGCACAGGTTGGCATTGGCATAACCGTAGATATCGGTCAGCGCGTCATCCATCGCCATGCGTACGTCGTCAGGCACCACACCGCGCGGCATCTCAGGCGGCTTGAAAGGTTGTGCGACAGGCGCAACCGGCGAGCTGCTATCGGTGCGCAGACCGCGTGCGCGGATCAATGCTGACTGGTTGATGCTGACACCCTTGCGGCGCGGCTTGGTCTTGAAAGTCATGCAGCACCTCGCAGCACATCATGGAGTAGGGCAGCAGCGCAAGCACCGGCCAAGAATGCGAGCACCGCATTGATCGCTTTGGACTTGAACATGATTAGCTGCCGCTTTGGATGTTGTAGGTCGCGCCGGCAGTGCCGGTGATCTTGACCAAGCGCGCAGGGCCGGTCAGCAGCAGCGTAATGAACGCAGCGTCGGTGACGGTGACAGCCGGCGTGTAATAGTTCGTACCGTCAAACGAAATTTGAATGTTTCGCGTTCCCGCAATATCGGTCAGGGTGATGGACGCCGGGAGCTTCTGACCCGCGATATTCTCAACAATGAAGCCACCCGCAGGGATGACGCCAGTTTTCATTACGTCGCTCATTATTTATTCCTTCGCAAAATGCCATTCCAGCCTGCGGTAACGATGGTGCCGTTGTTGTTGACCAGCACAATCGATAACGCAAAGTCCGTCTTCTCTGCAATGGCAATGGGTGGATTGATGACGTGATTATACGGCTGTGCGTCGGTGTTGCCGAGAATGAGCGCTTGGATAGCTGCGGCGGGTGCTGGGGCGGCAAAATAAGTTTTGATGCGTGCGAAGCGGCCCGACGACCCATTGGGTGCATCCACGCTGAGTAAAACCTCTTTCACATCCAACGTGAAGCCAACGGGCACGGTGAAGGGCGCTTGGTGCGCAATACCATCCCCAGCAAGTACGATGCCACGCAGAGTGTTGCCGCCCGCTGCGTCCTGTACGTTGACGTCGGCCAAGTTGGTGCGCGCAGTGCCGGCAGTGGCTATGCGGATCGCGTTGATGCGGTAGAAATTGATTGGCTGACCGAGCACATCGACCGTAACGAACGTTGCGCCATTAAGCGCTACGGTCTGCGACTTGGTGTTGAACGACGCGTCAAGGCCACTGATAACGACGGTCCATGCTCCGGTGCCGGTCAGATTCACATCATTGACACCACCGTTGACGCGCAGATTGGTCGCAGCGGTGAGCCACGGATAGGGGCCGACAGCGCCCCAAGCGTCGGCAGTCACACCGATGGATACGTTGGGGTTATAGCCCAGGCTGGATTGCCGGGACACTGCAGGCAGCAGGCCAGCGCTCGCGGCGTCACCAGCGTCGATATTAAGCAGGGGAGGATACATGCGGTTGTCTCCTTTACAAGATAACCGCAAGTCTACTCCCTATCGTCTACCACCGCGCACCTTGTTGAGCAATGTCCGGTTGATAGTGATCTTGCCTTCGGTCGGGAACAGCCGAGCGTACGCACGTGACAGCGCATCCCCTAAGTCGGTGTACGTACCGTTAGGGAACGAGCGTAGCTCTTCCTTGATCATACGCACCAACGGATTTTTGACCATCATGACGTTGCCGACGTTGACTTCAGCAGCCACCGGCATTGCGCGAGTTCCCTTGTCGCCTGACTCTGGACCCCACACCACCGGATAGCCGCGCAGCTTCTTGACGATGTATTCGGTCTGCGCCGTACCGCCCGCGCCTGGGTCGTCAGGGATGTCCTGCGTCACTGCGCGCCCATCTTCAATCGCAGCTTGCTTAATCTGCTCGTCACGGTTGCCCGGTCCCCACTGCCCATGGACGATGTGCGGGTGAATGACGAGCTTACCGCTGTCGCGATGCACACCGAGCCGCACGCCCGCGGTGTACTTGCCGCCACCTTCCGTTGCTGCCAAGTCCCAGCCGCGCACCCACTTGATGTAGCCGGTCGGCAGCGCGTCCACCAGCTCGATCTTGTCGGGCTTGAACATGTTGCCGTCAGCAGGGCGGGGGATCTGTTGGCAGAGCGCGCCCCACGTACGGCTGTTGCTGCGAAACTGTGCCCAGTGCTCAGGGGTGAACCACTCTTGCCAGAGCATCTGCCCAGGCTTGCGGCCAAGCGGGTCACTATCAGTTGCGCACTCAGCCTGCAAGCACAGCACGCGCCAGATGTTCCCGTCCTTGCATTCGAACTCGCCCGACTCACCGTTCCATTCGTCCGGCAAGATCCGACCGGCCAGATCGTCTTCGTGCCAGCGAGTCATGATGATGACAATCGAGCCGCCAGGAATCAAGCGGGTCTTCAAGTCATCTTCGTACGCATCCCATGTCTTGTTGCGGATCGTTTCACTGTCAGCATCCTCGCGACCCTTCACCGGGTCGTCAATGAACAGGATGTTAAAGCGATTACCGGTGGCCGCGCCTAGGATACCTGCCGCCATGTACTCGCTACCGTTGGTCAGCGTGAACTCGTTAGCCGCGCTGCTATCCGCCGACAGATCAACTTCCGGGAACACGTTACGGTAGCGCTTTTGCTTGATGACGCTGCGTGACCGGCGACCGAACTTCTTGGCCAGCGTGCCGCCGTAGCTGAACAAGCCGCAGCGGGTCTTGTCGTACTTACCCATCAGGTACGTCGGGCCAACGACAGATGCATAGGTGGACTTCGCGCTACCTGGCGGCATGAAGATCATGAGCCGCCCATAAGGCTTGAGGTGGCATGCCTCAACCTCACTCAAAATTAATTTGTGGTGCTCTGCAAGCTTGCTCTCAACGTTGAGAAAGTCCTCGCAGTCGTCATCCTCGCGTGCTGGTCGGCCCGGTACGTCGATGTACTCTGCGAACCCTACGGCACTGGCACGGGCTAGGCGGCGGTTGTAGATCTCAGCGGCGAGGGCTGCTGTAGGTGGTGCAGTCATTTTTTATCCATCAGTGCAATCAACTCAGCGTCCGTATAGTCTTCCAGCTTCTTTTGCACCGTTACGTTCACTGTCTCTTTGTTCAGGCCCAGGATACGCGCAGCAGCTTCACGAGCTGCGTCCTTCGACCGCAGCTTGACCTTGATGCCGTGGCGCGTTTGCTCAATGCCATCGTACAGCGCCGCCGCTTCCGGTGACAACAAGCGGGTATCAGTCAACCTGGCATGCTGCACACCCTTACCGCAGCACTCAGGGCAGTCCGGGTGCGGGTCGCGATAGGCGTTGAAGCCCTCACCCCCTTGTGGGTCGAATAGTGGCTTCCTAGGGTCTGTATCAGCCTCCCAGGCACGCATGGCGCGGCGCATCTCGTCACGGGTGCGGTGGTAGCGGTGGTCCTCACCATGACAATGACGACAGCTCCCAGTAACGTACGAGATCAGATCGCGAGGGTCAGCGTTGAGAACATCAGTGATGTCGCGCACCACGTCAGAGATTTTCAGCGCTCCGGTTTCTTGGATCGCTTCACGGGCACGCCTGATCTCCGCAGCCACATGTGGGCGCCTGGCCATCTGGTAACCCGCATCACCTGCATAGATCCCATCGTACCCGGCCACGCGTACGGCCTGCGTTGCGTTACCGTGAGTCAGGTACTCACCAACGAAGATCCACTCTTCTGCGCTAAGGTCTTTCATAATATTGTGCCTATATGTACTATGATAATATTGTGATTGTACATCAAATTTGCATCGAACCCCACCGGATCTACCCTATAGTAATTGTTGTGTTTGTATATATCCCCCTGCGAAATATTATAAATATATAGAATATACATACAAACACAACAATTAGAGTAGGGTAAATCCGAGGGGATCGTTGCAAATTTCGATCCGTTCGTCTAACATAGTCACAATACAATACATCAAGGTACAATACAATGAACGCAAGGGACCAAGCTTCTGCCGCTGGCGCGCTCACTTACACCACCGGTAAGCCCTGCAAGGCTGGCCACATCAGCGAACGCTACGTCAGCAACGGCATGTGCATCATGTGCTTGAAGAAGTACAGCAACGAGCGCACACACAACATCATCCGCAAGAACCTGATGAACGGTCCAAACATGGTGCGGCATGCTATGGCTGTGAAAAAACAATACATCAAAGTATTAGATGACATCACAGATTTCATGGTTGAGGATGGCCACCGGGCCGCGTTGCTCGCACAATTCATCCTCATGATTGGCGACAGCGCGTTGCTACAAGATGATGTACGCCGGCTGCTGATCAAGGACGCTGACGGCATCGTACGCAACCCTGTGCGCAGCGGGCACGCAGGCTTCCCTGAGGTGGAACTCATGGGCGAATGGTATTTGCTGGGTGAGGTGCGCGAAGTTGAGCAAGGTAAGCGTGACCGCGTTGTGCGTGTCCGCCCACCTGTCACCATCAATAACGGTCGGAGTGACACATGAGCGCACTATTAACAGCTATCAAAGCCGATGAAGATTTCACACGCTGGCTGTATTACTCAACCCAGTACAACCACGGCATCGACCGTGCGGCTCGGGACTTCATCGACAAATGTAATTGGCATAAGCGTCATCCCATCGGAACTGTCACAAGGTTGAAGAATGTCAAGGCTATCATTCCAGAATTCATCAGGACTTACGAATGACCCGACAACTCAACATCCTGATCGGCATGGAAACCAGCGGAGAGACCCGCGACGCATTCATCCGCAAGGGTCACAACGCGATCAGTTGTGACCTGTTACCTACGGACGTTCCCGGCCCACACTATCAAGGTGATGTGTTCGACATCATCGACGCTGGGTGGGACTTGGGAATCTTCCACCCGACATGCACATTCTTGTGCGTCAGCGGTTTGCACTGGAATAAAAACCCGAAGTCGCCACGGTTCGGAGGTGCGCAGACTGAAGATGCGCTTGAGTTTGTACGACGTCTGATGGCGTCTAAGCTGCCTAAATGGAGCATCGAGAATCCACGCGGCTGCATCAGCACGCGTATTCGTCCATACGATCAGACTATCCAACCCTATCAGTTTGGTGATGACGCCAGCAAGCAAACAGACCTGTGGCTGAAGAACTTGCCACCGCTGATCATCAACCCACATATGCGCGTTCCAGGTCGCATGGTGGAATGGCCACGGGGTAGTGGCAAGATGGTGGAGCGCTGGTCTAATCAGACTGACAGCGGTCAAAATAATTTGCCACCATCTGACGACCGCTGGAAGATCCGCAGCAAAACATACCCCGGCATCGCCGAAGCATTCACACAGTGGATTGATCACTGCTAACTAACAACAAGCACCAAAAAGTGCTTGCATAACTGTCCGATTATCGGTACAGTACTACACATGGACGCGGCGATTGGCGCGGCGGGA